AAGAAGCATGAGCGATGATATTTCCTGTGTTATCTTGAATCGGTGTTCCGACTCCACCCTTAGCATAATTCATCAAATGGCCATCCACCCCATTTGGAAAATGAACGATATATGCATCACTTAGTTTCTCCGTTGCTAAGAGTGTGGGGAATTGCTGCAACAACCCACTAATTTGTATTTTCTGTTCATCCGTAAGCATAAGTTTTTTATACTCTTGCTTTTGAGAAATATCAGTGATCTTTTCACAACCAACAATGTCAAACGTTTTCATCATATCCCTCTCTTCTTTATAAGGATTTTTTGGACGCAATAAAAATATGACACTTTGAGTATATCATGGTTGACTTGAAAATGAAAGATAATCCTCTTCAAACAGCAAGCATTCGTGCTCGCTTCATAAGATCATCATATACCACTCGGCTGCCATCTTCTAAATATATGACGATGCTCATGTAATTGTACGGACGATAATCTTGAGCTTCTTTTGA